CTTATTGGGAAGATTTGGCCATCGATCACATACGTGAAGCACCCGGCGGCATCAGGCTAAACACCGGACTCTGGTCTAGGTCGATGGCGGCTCGCTTTCCTAACGAGTATCGCGAAAACTCCAAGGTCGAAGTGACTGGCAAAGATGATGGAGCTATTCAGGTCGATGTAGTGCATGACTTTGCGCAGGAGCTTATGCAAGACTTGTTGGCAACTCGTCAAAGCGATGCTAAGCCAGATCGTAACTGAGCAGTTTGCTGACCGGATCAAGACCGGACCAGACTTAAACCACGCATCCAAAGCGTGGAAGGCCGCAATCAAAGCTCGATTGACGTGGCTTAAGATTGCTAACAATCATCAGATTACGCCAACAGGCGATTGGTGGAGCATATGGCTCTTGTTGGCAGGTCGTGGTGCAGGCAAGACGCGGTGCGCTGCTGAATGGACTTGGTGGGAAGCTTGGACACACCCCAAGACTCGTTGGCTAGTCTCGGCGCCTACCTCAGGCGATGTACGTGACGTGTGCTTTGAGGGCGACTCTGGGCTACTAAAAGTAGCGCCCCAAGGTATTATTGCCAACTACAACAAAAGTCAACACGAGCTTCTTCTTGTGAATGGCTCAATCATCAAAGGCATCTCGGCTTCTGAACCGGATCGATTCAGGGGTCCGCAGTTCCATGGTGGCTGGCTTGATGAGCTGGCTGCATGGGATTATCTTGATGAAGCTTGGGACATGATCCAGTTCGGCATGCGACTTGGCTTACAGCCACGACTGATTTGCACCACCACGCCTAAGCCTAAGCCCTTGATCGTGGACTTGGCTAATCGAGACGGAGAAGACGTGATCTACACAACGGCTTCCACGTACGATAATAAGGACAATCTTGCGCCTAAGTTCATGCAACAGATTCTTCAGTATGAGGGCACGAAGCTGGGGCGCCAAGAGATCTACGCCGAGATTATCGATCCCGAAGAAGCTGGCATCATCAAGCGTACGTGGTTCAAGCTTTGGCCGAATGATAGACCATTGCCACGGTTCCAATACATTGTGCAGTCGTACGATTGCGCTACGTCGGACAAGACTAAGAACGATCCGACAGCATGCACGGTCTGGGGCGTGTTCAAGCCTAATGACGACAAGCCCATGTCAGTAATGCTGATCGACTGTTGGGAAGAGTACATGCAATATCCCGACTTGCGACCTAAGGTTGTGGAAGAAGCTGAAGCAATCTATGGCGATGAAAACGAGTTCGGGCACGGAAAGAAAGTCGACTTGATTCTGATTGAAGACAAGTCTGCTGGCATTAGCTTAATACAAGATCTGCAACGAACCGGCCTGCCTGTACGGAGCTACAACCCGGGCATGGCTGACAAGATGATGCGGCTGAACATCGTATCGCCCATCATTCAACGTGGCAGAGTCTATGTACCTGAGTCCGCCTCAAGCCCGGGCATGGCAAGAGACTGGGCCGAGCCCTTGATCTCACAGTTGTGTGCGTTTCCCGAAGTCAGGCACGATGACTTGGTTGACTCAACAACTCAGGCTTTAAGAATTATGCGTGATACTGGGCTCATCAACATAGATCCGGTGTATGATGCCGATGACTCGTATGATGAAGATCGACCTAGAAGGGTGAACCCATATGCCGTTTGACGACTTGGCGAAGATGAGAGCTGAGATGCTTATGCGTCAAGACCCGAATGTCTATGACGACGGCGCAAGTCAATTAGGCATGAACCCTTACATGCAGCAAGTCGGCTTGTTTGGCAAAGGTAAGCCAAAGCCAGTTGCACCACCAATCGACATACAACGGCGTGCAATCTTTGGTTTAAAGCCGCAAGCACCATTGCCTGATAACTTACCAGCCGTGCGATCGTCCGATGTGCCTGTACCAAGTGCAGTGCCTGTACCGCAAGCACCTGTTCAACAGTTGCCTGAGACAACACAGCCTCTTGCACCGTTAACACAAATGGCGAACAAAGTACTGAACACACCCATATCGAGACGTGAAGTGCTAAAGAAGACAGGCCAAGTTGCATTGAACCAAATGCTACCAAGCATGGGCATTACGTCTGAAATTGCATCACCATTGGCTCAAATTGCTGAAGCAGCGCCTGTATATGACAAAAATGCAATCATTGGCGCAATATCATCGTTTGTCACAGACAAGATGACAGACACATCAAGTGACTTGGCTGAAGAACTAATGGGCCAAGGTGTTTGGGAACCTGATGATCCGCATGATGCTGACCCAACTACAGCATGGGAATACGCGCAATATGGCGATGAAACCCATGCAAACTATGAAGGCAACAATCCAAATGCTGAGCAAACTGCAGGATTGAAAACGCTTCGTGATAACTTTAATCTGCAAAAACTATCTGAGCATTCAGGCATTCCAATTGAAGAGCTTAAGAAGCACATATCAGATATTGAGCTTCAAGGCTTTCCATTGTCATTAGGCAATAGACAAGAAAGATTATCAGCCATTATGGAAGATGGGCGGCCTAAAGAAGCAGTACGTATGACAGCATTGGAAGATTTAGACGCGCAAGAGAAGTATTTAAAGAAAGCAGCCAAAGAACTTTATGGCAAACAAAAAGCATTTGATGATGATGAAATGCGTGAGATTGCTGAAGCAGCTAAGGGCTTGGCATACGCAGACTATGTAAGAAAAACGCTAAACAATGTAAGTTTGCCAAAAGGCAGCATACATGAAGAAGTCATAAACAAAGCAGGCAACAACTGGCTTAAAAGCGCATTGCAAGATGTGTTTGATCAAGGCTCTGAAGACTGGGGCTATAACAGCGACGACTTTTATGAGCGCGCTTACGACACATTTAAGTCTAAGGACGAATAGCACATGACAATGCAATATGACCTGTTTGGCGTGCCGATCGGCGACGATGGTCAGCCATCTGTCGACCAAATGCAGTATGAGTTGGCTAGGAACGGTAAGCCTAGCCCGTTGGACACTGCAGTTAACGCAATCAAGAATGTAGCTATCAACTACAATCCCTTAATGCTTAGAAAGCAAGGGCTTGATTTGGCAGGCGACATACCTCGAGTTGCGGCAAGCGGCATGGCCCCTTTTATTGCAGGCATCACACAGCCTTTGGTTGGCATGTATAACTTGGCTACTATTGCAAACAAGATGCCGGGTGTGTTATATCGTGAGAAAGTGCTTGGTGATCCACAATCAATGCAAGAAGCTGCTGAGATACGTGCAGGCCTCCCACAAAACGAGCAAACAGGCCCTCGTTATAACCCCGAGCCCATGAACAGGCGTGTAGAAGCAATTGGTCAAGCCGTAGCACCGCAAACACCGCAAGGTCAAGCAGTACTTGAAGGCTTAAGCAATGTATTTTCGCCACTTAAGTTACCAATGATGGGACCAGGGTCCGGAGTGCCTGGGACTTCACGTGTATCACCAAGACCCTTCATTACGCCTAACGACTTACGAGTTGTAGGTGCTGAAGCAACTCGTGTTGGTAAGCAAGTTGTTGACATACCTACAGACTTTGTGAATGCGCAATCAGGCTTTCAACGCATAGACCCAATTACTAATCAGCCTGTAATGGGTGCCAAAATACAGGCAGGCGTGGATCGACTTGGCGACATCATGGAGCAAAGACGTGCGCAAGGTCTTAGCCCAATTCCGGGTTTGCCTGACGTGTTGCAACCACAAACCAGCATGTATGCTGTTCGGCCTTCGGAAGGCCCGAACTACGTGGTGAATCCTAAGTTGCCTGAGTCAGCATTGGCACAACGGCCTGAGTTAGATACTGCAGGTATTTACACAGCAGTCAATGCGCTTAGGCCCATTAAAAATCCTACAATCAACAATGTCAATGGCGCATATTATGCTGCAAACATTGTTGACAACCCTACTGTAGATCAGGCCTACACTGCTTACTATGACAACGTGTTAAAAACATTATTTCCAGATACGCAAAGCATAGCTGAGGCAAACGTGGCGTATGAGCTTACATACCCACGTGAAGAAGAGCGTAGTAAAGTCAATCGCACAATCCTGAATAACTTCATTAATGAGTTTAATCAGACTGCTGAAGCTACTGCGCAATTGCCTACCATGGAGCAATTTGCTGAGAACGTAAAAGCAGCAGACAAATGGCTTGATAACACGTTCACAAAGCAGTTGGTTAAGAATGTAGGCACAACCAATGACCCGTTGCTTAAGCTGTCTGAGCAAGGTATTACATTTAAAGATCCTATGCAGCTTGTTGCTGAGTACAGTGTGCCTAGTGCAAAGCTGCAAAATGCACGTCAAGCTGCTGGCTTTAACCCGTCAGGCGAATACTTTGATGCCATGAACGCTGCAAAGCAAGAGCTTGATCGAGTAACCAATGACGAGTATTTGCCGCTTGAGCGTCAACGTATTCAAGCACAACAAGATGCTGCGCGGCTTGGCATTCCAGTTACAGAGTATACGCCTTACGGAAATACTACTGCACCTCGTGATCGTGCATCTGCAAAAGTTGAAAAGCTAGAAGAAGCATATAAGAAACTGCAAATTGCAAATGCGTATTCAAATGCAGTGGATGCAATGGTTATCACCAAGACTGCCAAACAAGCATGGGACAAGATACCTAGAGCCGAAAGACAGTTCTACCCACAGCTTCGTGACCTTGCTGCAACTGCGCCTGATACGCCTATTTACGACGTGTTTGCAAAGCATAGTGCATCAGGCTACCAAGAAATGGGCCAAGACATTGTTAAGCAAATTGTCACAGGCAAAATCAAGGCCAAGGACTTACACAAAACGCCGCTTGATGTGATAGTTAAAAAGAAAGCTGAAGCACGTGATGCAATAGAAAAAGCAGCACAGACAGAAATCAAGCAACGTGTTCAAGCTGTATCTACAAAGCTGATAGAAGACTTAGCCCTTGTGCCTGAGGTGTTCAGGTTTAGCAATGCCAGTGTGCTTGAAGTCTCCAATAAGTATGATATAGATACCATTCGTCGAATGCTTAGTGCAGATACAGATGTGCTTGACTTATGCGCTGCAAACTCAGGTAAACCGCCTAAGTCTGCTAAAAGCATCTATCATCCAGACAAAGCAAGCGAGCAAGGTTATTACCCTAGTGCCGATCCGATTACAGGCAAGCGGCTTAGAAATATGGGTGACACCTCTTATGTTAAAGACACGGCAAAAGGCACTGAGTTTAATGCTTCAATTCGTGACAATGTAACTGGTTTGCCAGTTGGACTGTTGCAGTTTACAAGCTTAGGTCCGAATCGTGCAGGCGTGACTGAGTATAGCATGGGCTTTGTATCAGGCTTTAAGAACCATGAGCCTATTGAGCCGCAGTATAGAAACGTAGTACGTGATTACTTGAATCTACGTGCTGACATTATTAAGAGTTCAAACAGCGAAAAGCTTGCTACCAACGGCATATACGACACGTCAAAGCCTACACAACAACTCTTAAACAACTTAAACTTAAGCAGAAAGCAATGGGACGACATAACCAAAGTTTATACAGGCGCAGTTCCACGTTTTATTACAGCTGAAGATGGCCGCAACATTTTGCAAGCTGTTAGAGATCAGCAAAGAGCAGTTGCGCCTGTAACACAAACCCCGAATGAAGTTGGTGACATGCAAACGCAGCGTACAGCGTTGCTTGAAGAGCAAACGCAATTGCAAGGCGATCAACTTCGTGGTAATCAAGACTATGATGTTACACAGCGGCTTGATGACATTGCTTCACAGCTTCAAGACATTGACCAACGTTTAGCAAGGTCAACGCAGCCTGTAGAAATACCACAAACATTCCAATATGGAAACCTATATGAAATAGCACGTGGTGGTGCTGGCATTGAGCCCATGGCACGTTTAGAGCCTGAAGTTACATCAACTATTGCTAGTGCATTCCAACATTTATTCCCACAGCATATTCGTAGAAATGATGGAGTTCGTAGAAGTCAGATACTATCGCCTGAACAAGTTGCAGAAATCATTGAAGAGCTTGAAACAAGCGCACGACAAATTGATGACTTGGATGCTGATGCAGTATTAGAA